AGGTCTAACATTTCTTTTTGTTTCTGCTGAAACGTGAGATATTACATAAGAAATTGAATAATCTGTTTTGGCAGTAACCGTTTTATTTCCGCCGTTGTAATGAGCAGCAACATTTTCTACTGTTACAATTTGCCCAAGTTGTATATCATGAATTGTATCTGTGTAAATTGTGGCTAGTGTTGTTGTACACTCTCTAGCAATAACATTGTAATCATTAAACCACAAATAACTTTTAATTATATTTTCAGCAGCCTGACAGACTTCCTCAACCGTTGGCGCAGAATACAAAGTGCCTAATTGTAAATTGGCTCTAAGTTCGGCTTCGGTAACGTATGTGGCTGGCAAAGTATTTTCCTTTCTTAAAAGTTAAGGGGCGAAGGCTTCCAACGCCCCTTAACGGATTTTTCCTAGTTAGGAAAGATTAAGCAATCATCCACTTGTAAGCTCCAGCGTTTACCTTATTGGCAATTGCGCCGTAGCCATAGTAAGAAACGTCAATTTGACCGCTTGAAATTACATTGGTTTCCAGACGATACTTGGTTGACTCATACCATGTGAAGGACTGAGGATTTACAACAATAATTGAACCGTCGCCTACTCCACCTAGGTAGCGAGAAACACGGAGGTTTAATCCACCAATGTTGCCGCGGATATTTGTAGGAGTTAGATTTCCTGAAGCGTTCTGAGGATTAATTGTCTGAGTAAATACAGCTCTGTTTGAACCATCTACTAGACCCATCAATGCGCCCCATTGCTCAGGTGATACAACAATGTTCTCAGCAAAACCAAGAGTTCCAGAATAAATTGAAACAGCTGCGTCAGCAATAAAATCTTGAATATTTGCTGCTGTCATTGTTCGGTTGCCGCCATCTGTTGCAACTGCTGAAAGAGTTGCACCCACAGCTGCGTCAGTTGCGCTTGCGTAAGCAAACTCCATTTGACGTACTAGCTCTGAGAAAAATGCTGGGGACGACCTGTCCAATAGCTCAACGGAAAATATTTGACGTCCAGCGTATTTTTTAACATTTACGCTCAAGAAGGAAACATTTTGGTCAGTTTGTGATGGTGCTGCACCTTCAGCAGTTTCGGCAACTGTTGGTACTTGAGTTAACTTAGGGATTTCAAAAGTCATGCCAGCATCAGGAAGCGCACCAGTCGTAATAGAATCAATAAACGGTCTGTCTGCGTTGCTAAGTGGGTTAATTACCTCAGTCAATTGACGTGTAGGAATTAAACCTGCGTTGTCAGTTGTATCTGCTGCTGCGCGTAGGTACTCGCGAGCTGAATCATCATTTAGATATTGTGCGCGTAATGTGTTCTCTAGGAATTTTTCCTTTGTGAACTCAAGACGAGGACGAGTGTAAATAGGTGCTGCAATTGTTGGGCGAGAAGCTTCAACCGCTGGGGTTTCTACTACCTCGGTCGCAACAGTTTCAGTAGTTGTGTTTTCCACAATTTCCTCTTTTTCTGTTTTGGTTTCGGTTGAAACTGCCTCTGTATTTTCAGACGCAGCAACGCTAGTTACTTCAGCAGATTTAAATGCGGCTGCCTGTACTAGCGAAACTTCCATTAAACGTGCAGCACTTACGCGATACACTCCGTTACTGTTTTTTCCTTTTAATACTTCCACTCCGACACTCAAGCCAGAACGTAGCGACTCAGCCGCCTCAATTAAACTATCAGTTCCCCTAGTGGTATTACTAACTTTAAACTCAGCATAAATTCCAGTTGAATCCTCAGTTACGTTTTTCATGCGACCAATTGGCATTTTTGGGTCATGCTCTAAAAGCAACTTAACATTTTTAGGTTCATCTATTGCAATTGAACCTTCCTCAAAAATTACTTTGCCAACTGAGGTATTTCCAATTTCGTTACCGTACGGCGCAATTTTTCCCGCAATGATTCTGCGAGATTCTGAAGCCTCTAAATCTGCACTAAAATTAATTATTTCCATTTGGTGATAATTCCTCCATTTGTCTTGCTTCCTCAACTGAAATCAAATTGAGCTGAAGCATTTTCTCAATAACAGTTAATCTTTCTAGTGGATTGGCTCTTAAAAATCCTGAGTCCATATCAAACGCTATAAATTGTGTGGCGGGCGTAAGATCGTCCATACTGAGGCGACTTTCTACCGCGCTTACGTAAGGTTGCAAGGATAGAGCTACAAACTGACGCCTCTCGTCTTGCACGTTAGAATAAGTTAAACTGTTATTCATTTCCGCGGAAATATAATAAGCAGGAACATTACAAAGTCTGGCAACTTGAGTACACATCATTAAAATTGAGTCGTTATAGGTCATGTCCTTCGGTGAAAAGGCTGTTGGTTGATATTCCAATGAGGCTGTTAAATATGCAGTTGATCTTTCTGCGCGGCTGCGACGCCATGCAGCTAATAAACCTGCAACTTCTTTCTCACTTAAAATTCGTGCGCCAGCGTGTAAAATTCCATCAACAGGCGATTGTATTGTGACGAGTGAGCCAACTCCCGCCATTGGTCTTTCGCGTCCATCAACTGTATAAAAATCTACAAAAGTGTTTAATTTATTTAATTGAACTTGAACTCTAGTGTTATTAACAAAATCAAAACGCGCTGGACGATTGTCGTCTTGATAAACTTCAGTTACTTCTAAATATGCGGTTCCATAGAAAAATAACGCGTCAACAATAGCGGTTAAAATAATTGTGTTAGGTGCTGATTTTGATAATTGATTAACCCAAGGTAAATTTGGTAATTCCTCTTTAGTTGCCTTGGAATAAGTTTTCAGTTCCATAGTGCCAATTGTTGTGGCTATTAAGTTGCGGCAGCGCATAACGCTTGGGACGGAAATCGCTTCCTCGCGTCCTACTGATTGGAACGGAGTAAATTGCGAATAAAAATTAAAAGGGTCAGCTACAACAGGCGGAGCAAGTTGCGCGGTTATTTGTGGTTTAGATTCTGGCTTGATTAAATCTCGGAAAAATCCCATTAGAGAATTATATCACTTTTGACCGTCATGCGTAGATCATCGGAACGGAAATTGGTTTTGATAGCAAGTGAACGCACATTGCGGTTGAAATGCTGGCGGTTACATCTCCAGCGGATTTTCTGCGAATAATTCTCCAAGAACTGTCATTATATTTAGCAGCTGCATTATTCATTGATTGAACCCACTCAGGTTGCCCGCTATGAACAAGCCTTGAATTTGTAAGACTGTCAGCAAGTTCCCCGCACGCCTGATAAAACGCCTGTCCGCTTACGTCAACTAATTTATGACCCTGTTGAGCTAATTTTTGTGCAATAGAGGCAGTTGCGTATCTATCGTAAGCAATTTGAACAGGTCTGTACTTTAAAGCCCAATCATGTATTGCTTGAGTCATTTTTAATTCATCAATAGCAATTTCAGAGCTAAATGTTTCCATTAACCCAACGCCAATCTTGCCATCAACTATCTGGGCGGCAACGAGGCTTCCTGTGCGTTTTGACGGACTAACATCAAAAGCCATAACCGTCATTGCTCCAACAGGTAAAACAAGTTCAGAATTACTACAAGCCTCAATTGAACCAAAAGTCCAAGGCGATACTTGAGAATCAATCCAAACCGAAAACGTTTCAGTTAAAGTAGCTTCAATAGAATTTGTTGCAATGCTTTCCTCAATGGCTTCCTCCGAAATCGTATGACCAAGGGCGGGATTACTCATTGCCCACAATTTACGGTCGTGTAAGTTTTGTCTAATAGACATAGGAGCAGAATATTCATAAAACCCAAATGTAGGGCTTGGATACTCCATTGCTTTACTTCGTAAATCATTAAGTACCGTACTAAACGCATCACCCGCATTGGAACAATAAAGACTCATCGCGTTAGGTCTAGCTCTAGTGGTTGGAACAGCAGCTTGAAACCCCTCAACTGAGATTTCTCGTAACTCATCAATAAATAACAGATCGGCATGTTTTCCGCGAGAACCGTCGCGAGTGGCTGCAACAATCTCGTAACGACTATTGTCTTTTAATGTAATTGACTCTTGTCCGTTTGTGTATCTAATTGCCTTAACCTTATGAAGTAGCACATCATTTTCCTCAATGGTGTTTGCAACAGCCCTAAAGACATCAAATGCCATAGATCGGTTAGAGGACAAACCAATTATGTTCTTAGACCCGAAAACGAACAAATGAGCCAAGATCATTACTTTAGCCAGTTCAGTCTTGCCATTTTGTCTGGGGGTTATCAGCAAGTTAGTACGTCTAGCAAAATTTCCTTCCTTTGTAACTCGCAACATATCCTCAAGCACAAATTCCTGCCAAGGTAACAATTTAATGTTGATAGTTTCCAAAAATTTTACAACTTCGGGCAATCTACTAGCTGATTTTAGAAAAGGCGTGTGAATACGAGGCTTTACAGCCCCTATAAGCGGTTTTTTCTTTGCCCCTCGTCCCGCGACGTCAACCTTAGTTTGTTTGGGCTTTAAATGGCTTGTCATGGCTTCTCAAAGGGGCTTGGCGGCTTCGTCATGACCGTTTCAGGGAGAGGAACGCCTGAAAAGACAGGGGGGGTAGAATAGGGGCTTAAAAAACGCGGTTTAATTCGTGCGCCTTTAGATTGATTGCAACGCCTACAAGCTGAGGTTAGGTTCTCTAAATTGAAAATGTCCCCGCCACTAACCCTGCTCTGTATGTGGTCAACTTGGTCTGCCTCTTGTCCACAATAGGTACACACATAGCCATCTCTAGCTAGTACAGCTAACCTAGTCTTTTTCCAACGAGCAGTACCTAATGCTTTTTTACTAATGCCAATTCCATTTCTTGAAATGATCTAATGCAGCACACGCATTAATGTAACCATCATTATCTAATTTATATTTGTGTGCTAGATACGACAGTCCCCAGTCTATCTGTTTGTAACCATCAACTCTACTTAGATACTCTGACTTTCCTTGGGGTATGCCATACACCCTATGAGTACCATCAAGGTTACCAACAGCTGAAGGATTCCATGCAGATTCTTTACCATACAAGATAGCCAAACACTTGTACTGTTTCTTACTCTCTATCTTTAATAAGGCATATTCTTTAAATGAAATCATAACAACAGGCTTTTTAGATAAGGCTAAAGAGGAATCAATTGTTTTAGAATAAAGGCTGAATACCATTAAGCAAAGAGCTGCCCCAATAACTAGCAGCAACGAACTCGCGAGCAATCCGCTGAAGCGGCTCGCGTTCGCGCTTAAAGGCGCGTCGCTTGCTGATAGTGTACTGACGTTGTCAAGTTTGTGCGTAAATTGATCTACAACTTTAAATTTCATATTGAAGTCCAACCAATATACACAGCCTGTGGATTATCTTTTAGCCATTGTTCTCTTAGCTTGTTTTGGTAAACCCAATCAATATCATGATTACCCGTAGCCTTCAACCCACTCATGTTTACAGTTATTGCAGTCATGTAAATACTCCCTACCAGCTTGGATAGTGTTGGTGTTATACCCTAGACACTCTGGGCATTGATCTTTCTGCATGTGTAACAATTGCCGCTTTCAAGTTTCCATGCCCCACATTTTGTGCAGCGGACAACTGATTTATCAGTCATAGCCTCAATTCTAGCCTTTACCCCTGCGTTTTCACACTTAACACACATAACAACTACATGTTCTTGACCTGCATTAAAATCAGCTAATTCATGGAAAAGCATGGGTTGAGCGCATTTATTACACTTAAATACCCATGTTAAATCACTCATCAATTACGGCGTTAATTATGTATCTAGTCAAGTCCTGAGCAGCTGTAAATACAACATTAAAATCATGTTCATTAGTATCAGCTCTAGTTAGCCCATAAACAGGTCTGCCATACCTAAAGG